TCTACACGCGCATGATCAATCATGAGCGTCCGAAGCTTGTGATTGAAGCACCCCCGCAGCACGGTAAGTCACGCGGTCTGCAAGATGCCATATCGTGGATGTCGGGGAAGTCACCCGACCTGCGCACCATGTACGCATCATACTCGGACGACTTGGGCACGGCGACTAACAAGTATCTGCAGCGCGTGTGGGATGATCGCAGCAAACATGGTCGGGTGTTTCCCGAACATGCGATCAGTAGCACGAATAGTGCGGGAGGTGAGGGGCGCTGGGCCCGCAACGACAGCTTGCTTGAGTATGTCGGACGCAAGGGGTTGTTTCGCAACGTCACGGTGCAGGGACAGGTCACCGGTAAAGGCCTCGATCTCGGTGTGATCGATGACCCGTTGAAAGGCCGCAACGAAGCCCAGTCGAAAACGATCCGCGACAAGACGTGGAATTGGTTCCTGGACGACTTCTTCAATCGCTTCTCCGAGTATGCGGGTTTGATCATCACCATGACGCGTTGGCATGTTGACGATCCGGTCGGACGATTCCTCAAACAGTTTCCCGATGCGCGGGTGTTGAAGTATCCAGCCGAATATTTCGATTGCACATTGCGCAAGGACGAGGATGGGAAGCCGGTATTCAGGAACGACGCGAAAGACCCACGGTCTCCCGGGGAGCCGTTGTTCCCGCAGTTCAAGTCGAAAGCCTTTCTCGCCGAACGCAAGGGTTCGTACAGCAAGTCGTCGTGGGAAAGCCTGTACCAGCAGATGCCAATAATCGCAGGAGGTGGCACGTTCCCAATAGACAAGTTCCGACACGTGCCGAACGCGCCCGATCAGAAGGAAGTGAAGAAAACGGTTCGGTATTGGGACAAGGCCGGTACCGCAGACGGGGGCGCCTATAGTTGCGGTGTCCGGTTCCATTTGCTGCACGACGGGCAGTTTGTCATTAGTGACGTGTTGCGCGGCCAGTGGTCGTCATGGGATCGCGAACGTCACATTGCAGCGATTGCCGAAAAGGACTACGCGGCTTATGGTCACGGTGTCGAGATATGGATCGAACAGGAACCTGGGTCTGGCGGCAAGGAAAGTGCCGAACGCACGATTGCGATGCTGCGTGGCTACAAGGCCTACGCGGACAAGGTGACTGGTTCGAAAGAAACCCGTGCCGACCCGTACGCAGCGCAGCAGCAGGCCGGGAACGTTAAACTAGTCGCTGGCAAGTGGGTGCAGCCGTTCATTGATGAACACGAGACGTTTCCATCGGGGCAATACAAGGATCAGGTCGACGCAGCCGCAGGCGCGTTTTCTAAACTAGTCAATCGCAAATACAAATACGACTCCAGCATGTCTTGGGTCGGTGTTTAAAACAGGGGTCATCATATGAGCCGCCAACGCGTTCGCACAATCGATCACACCCCCAAAGTATCTGGGGCGATGGCCGTTCAAGACAGTCTGGTCAACATGGTCACCGGTATGGGTGTTGCAGGTCGTGACAAGTTCACGGCCACGCAGTACGGTGTGACGGAGATGACGGCCGAACAATGCAACGTCGCCTATCGCGGTGATTGGATCGCCCGCAAGTGTGTGGATATTCCAGCGTTCGACGCGACCCGTGAATGGCGTGCCTGGCAGGCTGACAAATCGGACATTACGGGGATCGAAGCACTCGAGAAACTGCTCGGCGTGCAACGCAAGGTCATGAACGTGATCAAGCGCGGGCGGTTATACGGCGGGGGCGCACTCGTACTCGGTGTCGATCAAGGGGACAGCAGTGAACCGCTCATCGTTGAGCGCGTCGGCAAGGGAGCGCTGAAGTTCGTGCAGGCCGTGTCGCGGTTCGAACTGACGGCCGGCCCCATCGATTGGAACATGGAATCCCCGTGGTACGGGGAGCCTGAATACTACACGCGTTCGAGTTCGATTGCAGGGGGCGCAGCCTCCAGTGTGAAGTTTCATCCGTCCCGGGTCGTACGGTTCGTCGGCAAGGAGCTGCTGGACTACAGCATGATGAATGGCAATGTCTGGGGCGACAGTGTGTTGCAGGCAGTGTCCGATGCGATCATGCAGGCCGGCACCGTCGCGTCGGGCATCGGCCAACTGATCCAGGAATGCAAGATCGACGTGATCCGCATTCCGGAACTGACCGAGAATTTGATCAATGCCGAGTATGAGCGCAGGTTGACTGCACGCTTCGCGGGCGCGAACTCGATCAAAAGCATGTTCTCGATGTTGTTGCTCGACAAAGAGGAGGAATGGCAGCGTCAAACCCAGACGTTCACCGCCATGCCCGATATCCTCAAGATGTATCTGTTGATCGCGTGCGGTGCCGTCGACATCCCGGCCACCCGGTTCCTCGGGCAATCGGCCACCGGTTTGAACGCGACGGGTGACAACGACACTCGCAATTACTACGATATGGTGGCCACCGAACAGAAAGTTGACATTGCGCCGCGGTTGGATCGGCTCGATCAGATCATGGTGCGTTCGGCCTTGGGTTCATACCCTGACGGCCTGTTCTACAACTGGAACAGCCTGTGGCAGCTCAGTGACGCTGAAAAGGCTGACATTGCCAACAAGAAGGCGACCGTGATGACCGCGGACGTCAATGCGGGCTTGTTGAGCCCGTTGGTGTTGCAGAAGGCGCGCGAGAACCAGCTTATCGAGGACGGCACCTACCCCGGTCTCGAACAGATCATTGAGGAGTTTGGCGATGACATCACCGAGCGTGACGCTAGCAGTGACCAAAACCCTGATGACCCTAACGCTGATCCCAACACAGCCCCTGACCCGAACGCAGCAGATGATGGTCAACAAGGTCAAGCAGGCGCGCCGTCACGGACGCAGAACGGCGATAATGGTGCCAAAACTCGCAAGCGCGTTCGCACAATCGACCGCATGGCCGAACGCATCCGCACACCCCTGAAGGATGCAACTCCGCGGACACTGTATTTGCGGCGTGACGTGCTGAACGGCGCTGACATCATCAAGTGGGCGAAGAGCCAAGGGTTCGACACCACACTGGATGCGTCCGAAATGCACGTGACGATTGCCTACAGCAAACAACCTCTCGATTGGCTCAAGGTCGGGGCGGCCCCTGACTACATCGGCAATGACGACGGCACCCTGACTGTCAAGAAGGGTGGCCCGCGCATGATGGAGCAATTCAACGGCGGCGCAATCGTGTTGGTGTTTGCGTCGAGTCCGTTGGCGTGGCGTCATTGCGACGTGATCAACGCGGGTGGCTCGTCAGACTTCGACGACTACAACCCGCATATCACGATCACCTACAAACCCCCGAACGGGCTCGACCTCAACAAGGTGCAGCCTTATCAAGGTGTGATCAAACTGGGGCCGGAGATCTTCGAGACGACCAACAGCGACCGGGACCGTGATTATGAAAATCGATAAGCAGGCTGACCGCCAGCTTCTGTGGATCACGGGAACCTTACTGGTGGTCGTGGTGTTGTTGCTGTACAAGCAGCGTTCCGACATGCTGGCCCGTGCGAATGCCGGCATCGCGGGTCAGCAGATGGCGTGTCGCGATTACGGCATGACGGGGAAACAGCCCGACCCGTGTGACGTGCTGCGCACGTACAAGCCGACACCCGAGGCAGTACGTGATTGCGATCTCGCGCACGGCAGTATCCGTTTTGATGGGTGGTGCAGGTAGATGGGTTTGAACTACAAGGGCACGACGTTCCACGGCAGCACATGCAGCTGCTGCGTGGCCGATGCTGCCCCCGGTACGTCGAGTGTTGATCCGACCGGCACCGCCAAACTGCGTCGTCGCTGGCGCGCCACACTGCGTCTGCGTTGGCAGGCGCTGCGCAAGCTGACGAAACAGATGCTGGTGACGCAGGATCTGCTTGCGTTGACGGCCAAGGGTGCGTTGTCGGCTTCAAACCCTGCGATTGCGCAGGGGGCGACGAAGATCCAATCGTTTCAGCGTTTCATTGATTGGGCGTTGATGCAAGCAGTCACTGGGGCCGATGTATCGCTCATCCGCCCGATGTTGGCGACTGCGTATGACGACGGGGCGTCGTTTGCGCGCTCCATGATCAGACAACCCGTGCAGTACCCCCACACAAGGGATCGCGTGGATTCTCTGACACAGCTCGCTTACGTCGAACTACAGGGGATCGCAGAGGCGGTATCGCAACAAGCGACGCGGGAGGTGGCCAAGGCCCTGCTGCACAACGCCACTCCGTTGAGTGTGATGCGCACGGTTGCGACGATCATCGATAAGGTCGGTGTGAGCCGCACCAATGCGATGATCGAATTGATGGTGATCAAGGCATTCGGGGAGGCCACACTCGACGTCTACGCGGCTGCGGGTGTGATCGAAGTCAACTTGGTTCCCGAGATCAAGCGTGATGCACAAATCACTGACGCGCGCCGCAGGGGACCGGGAAGTAACTCGAGCCGTACGACCACACCGAGCCGTTCTACGATCTACCGCATTCGACGTGCGCAGCGCGAACTTGAGAAACTCAAACTCGTCAACGTGCTGACCGCGGGCGACAACAAAGTTTGCAAGATATGCGAAGCGATCAGCGAGAACGGGCCATACAAGATCGATACCGCGCGGTCACTGATCCCCGCGCACCCAAATTGTCGGTGTGTGTTTGTGCCGGCCAATGATCGACGCTACGCACCGATCACATTCTAGGGGTAAGAAGTCATGACGTTCAAACTGTGGGCCTATACGGATGCGCACAATTGGGGATCGATGCTCGCGAAAGCTGCCGAGGCACGCGGGCATGACGTACACCTGTTTGACAGCCCGCGTCAGCCGGACGAGGGGTTCGTGTTCATGCACATGCATCACCATCCGCAGGTGCGCACACTGCACAAGCGCGTCATGGCGCTGATGGCGATGAACCCCAACCTCACACTGATCCCCGAATATCGGTCGTCGGTTCTATATGACGATAAAATCGAACAGTCGAAGCAACTGGCCGCGTGGATGCCGCGCACCGAACTGTTCTTCACACCCGGGGCCGCGCGTCGGTTCCTGGATCGCAATCCCCTACCGTTGATCAGCAAGACAAGCGAGGGTGCGAGCAGCCACAACGTGCGTTTCATTCAAACCATGGATGAGGCGCAGGCCGAAGTGAAACAAGCATTCAGTGATCTCGGCATCAAATGCAAGTACGGCCAGCAGCAACGCGGCTATCTGTTGTGGCAGAAATTCATAGAGGGCAACGCGGGGGACATTCGCATCATCGCAATCGGCACCAAGCGGCTGATCCTCAAGCGCGGCAATCGTGACAACAGGCCGATGGCATCGGGGTCGGGCAGGCTGACGCCGGTGACTGGCCCACTCACTGACAATGACGTATTGGGCGCGCTGGTGTGCGCAAACAAGTTTTTCGATGTCGAAAATTTCAACTGGTGCGGTATCGATCTTGTCAAGGATCAAAAGACTGGGCGCTGGTACGTGCTCGAGACGACGGTCGGCTGGACGCTGCACGGATACTACGAATGCGAATTCTACGATCTCGCGAACAAACCCACAGGTCGGATGGGCCTGGACGTGTGGAACGTGTTGATCGATGAGATTGAAGCGGGAGTGTTTTCCCGTGCCTGAATTGACACGAACCACAGCCGCGATATGCGGTCGGACGCGCTGCGTCGTTGCACTCGCAGAACAAACTGCATTCGTGATCCGGGTGCGTGATCAGTATGGACACAGACAGTATTGGCAGGTCGGGGTGCATTTCGTCACCAACATTGATGACGCGACTGTGTTGCGCGGCTACGATGCGGGTTTGCTGCAAGTGCAGGGTTTGCAGCGTTCGGGCTGCACGACGATTTTGAAAGCGACTGTCGATGTCGTTCCTTTGTTCGGAGAGTTGAAGTGAACGCCATGTATCATTTGATCCTGTGGAAATGGAACCAGCATAATGCGCGGGAAATCTACACGGCGGAACACGTCAACAAGATGGTGTCGATGCTCAATCGCAACTGCCGCGGTTTGCGTTATCGCATCGTCTGCATTACCGACGACCCGTCCGGAATTCATGCTTGTGAGACATTCCCCCTTTGGCATGATGCTGCAGAGATGCATAATGCGACAAACAAAACCCTGCCCTCCTGCTATCGGCGTCTGCGGTTATACGATCCGAAGGCACAGAGTGATTTGGGAATGCGTCCCGGCGAGCGCGTCGCGTCCATCGATCTTGACGCTCTAGTCACTGGGCAACTTGCACCCCTGCTGTCGATGCCGGGTCGGTTCGTCGGCTGGGAGCTGCCTGGCACGCATCACCCACGCGTGTTCAATGGTTCGTTTCAAATGTTCTCGGCCGGAACCCTGAACCACATTTGGGAAGACTTCGACGGGGAACGATCAGCACTCGAGGCCAACAAGGCCGGATACCGCGGGTCGGATCAAGCGTGGCTGTCATATCGACTCATCAACGAGCCGGATAGTGTGGGTGTAGCCTACCCGATGATCAGCAGCTATCCGCTGCAAACGAAAATTCGCGGCCACCACAGTGCTGAAACGCTGTTGGTGTTTTATCACGGGCGCCTCAAGCCGTGGCACGATGAAGCGAAACGCAAAAGCAATCTCACCCAACAGTTTTGGAGATAGGTCATGTTCCAATTCAACGAACACATGGTCATGGACAGTGCCGCGAATGTGCGGCGCACCGGTGACGGATACTTGATCGCAAACCCGCGTGTCGCCCGCACGGGTGTCCAACTCTATCTCGGCGATGAGCTTGGGCGGCCCGACATGCCAGTCGTGCGCGTGTATCGGCCGGAAGAAGCCGTGTTCGATCAAGCGGCGATGGCATCGATGGCATATAAGCCGATTACCAACGATCACCCACCCGAGAACGTCACCGACAAAAACTGGAAGAAGTACGGCATCGGTTCCGCGGGCGGCGAAGTGGCTCGGGATGGCGATTATGTTCGCGTGCCCATGATGCTCATGGACGGCAACGCGATTGACGGTGTGATGTCGGGCAAGCGCGAATTGTCGGTCGGATATGGCGCGGACATCGTCTGGGGTGGGGGCACGTCACCGCA